CGGGCCGTATAGGCGTTGCCTGCCTGGCCGCGCGCTTCCTGATGCAGATCGTCGATCTGCTGCTTGAACGCGGGCAGCTGTTCCCGCGCGGCTCTACCGCGCAGCGACAGGAATTTCTCCTGCGCATCCGTGACCCGATCGGACTGCCAGGAGTGAATCTCCGCCGCATGGGTCTGCGCGTCGAGCTGCGCCTGCTGCTGCGCGATGTCGATCCCGGTCTCGCCGGCGTTCTCCAGGCCACGGCCAAGCGTGCCGAGACCCTCGGCAATCGCGCCGCCGAACATCGCCGGGTTGGCCGCGATGCCCTCATGCGCGCCGGTCCCGCCCGTCGGGTTCACCGACGGCACGGGAGAATAATCGAGTGGATGACTAGCCATAGAGTGTCTGGTAGGCGGCCCATTTGCCGGAAACGCTCGAGGCGCCGGAGAGCAGCGATCCTGCCGCGCCGAGCATGCCGGCTTCGGCATCCTGCTGGCTTTCCGTCTCGAGCAACTGGGATTGCACCGTGTCGGAGGTTGCCTCGACCTCCTTGGCATAAGCACGCTTGGCCGCGTCGGAGCGGATCGTCAGCGCATCAAGCATGCCCAGCTCCTCGGTACCGGCGCGGACATCAGCGGCCGAACCGGTGTTGACGTCGATGCCTGACGCCCCCTGCGCCGCCTTCTGGCTGCCGACCAGCGCCCGGGTCTTCAGACCCCGGTTGAACGCGGCGACCTCGCCGGATTGGATCTCCAGCGTCGCATCCTGCTGCGCGATCTTCGCGTTGTTGGCGGCGACCTGGGCCTGATAGGCATCGGCCGCGGCCTTGGCCTGGCCGCTCTCATAGGCGCTATAGCCCTGGACGAGCGTCCCGCCGATCGCGGCCGCGATGCCGATCGGCCCAAGCGCAACCCCCATCAAGCCGCCTCTCGCGCATTGGCGCGCGTCATCGAATAGCGCTGAAACAGCGCGCCATTCGGGCCCAATGGTTCGGGCCCCGTCAGCGTGAAGCCGAGCGCGGTCAGAAGCCTGCACGCGCGCACATAGGACGCGGCCACATGGCCCTCGAGGCGCATGCGCCGCTCCAGCATTTCCGCGACCGAGGCACGCGCATGGCGCAGGAACGACACCTTGGCGCGCTCGACAACGGGCGCCGTCAACAGATACGGCTCGCCGATGTCGGAGAGAAACGCACCACAGAGACCGCTCATCGCCGCGAGCTCGCCGTCGACGAAATAAGATCGCCGCAGGACGGCATCGCGGAACGAACGCCGCAGCGCTGCGCGCGGATCGAAACCGAGCGCGGCCACCTCGGCCGCATCGCCCCCACGGAGCGATCCGGCCAGGCGGTAAACATCGGAAATCCGGCTCTCACGCACATCAACCCACACGGTCACCCACCTCGACTTTCGGCATGAAGGCCAGAATGTTCATCGGCAGCGGCTGGGTCTGTTGCGCACAGACCATGCCGGGCGCTGCTTCCCAGCCGTTCCAGTTCTGCCAATCACCCGCGATCGGCGCGAACTTGTCGCCGGTGAACAGCGGCAACGCCGCGTCAGGCACGTTGGCGCGCGGCACCTCCGGCACGTCGACCAGGTTGGACCATGGCACCTCCTCGAAGAAGTCGAGCGCGGAGGCTACCGGCTGATCCGTGCCGACCTGGATGCCCCGCGTCTTCTCCATGCGAATGTTCATGCCGTTGATCACCTTGCGGTCACCCTGGATCGTGCCCTGCGGCAATTCCACCGGCATCGCCTGAAGCTGCGCGATGAAGGGCAAGCCGACCACCACGCTGGAGGCAGGCTCCGGCAGCGTGATCGCGCCATTCCTGACCGTCGTAGGCGGAATGACCGCGCCATCGGCAAGCCCCGTTACCATCATGCCTTCGAGGTGACCGAGATTGGAGATCGTCAGGACCGGCTGCGTAATCGTCCATTTGCCCGACGCGGCCGGCACCGGCAGGCGGAACGGATCGTTCGGAATCACCTGCGCGATCGGCACCGTGATCGCCGCTGTGAGTTGCGTCGGCGTCTGCACGCTCTGCACCACCGCCTGGCCGCCGCCGATCCGGATCACCGCGCCAATGTCGCTCTCGTCGAAAACGTTGGCGCCCGCCTTGAACGTGACGTTCTGCGACACGATCAACGTGAGCGTTGCGCCGGCGCCAGTCCGGTCGATAATCCGCGCTTCGGTCGATGGCGAATAACCAGCACCCTCACTCACGATGGTGAAGTCGGTCACAACGCCTTCGGCCACCGTCAACACGATCTTCGCGCCCTTGCCAAGTCCAAGCGGATCGAAGACTTGCACGACTGGATCGGTATATTTCTGGCCACCAGTGGCAAGGAAAGCAGCGGCGATATTGCCGGGCCCCTGCGCGGTGTCCGCTGTCAGCGTCGCGTCAGGTGCGGGCTGCGGCAGCGTCAGGAATGCATCGACACAACGCGGGTCCTCGGGACCGAACCACAGCCGGTTATCCATCCGCTCGATGTAATAGGCCCATTGCTGCACACCCCGAATGAAGCGCTTGACCACGAAGTACGGCGCGTCAACAGGAGGCTCGGTCGCGACCGCGTTGCCCTCGACAAGGCCGTTGGTGTCATGCCGCGCCCAGCCCATCAACTGCTGTTCCTTGTCGTAGGTCAGCGAGAGGAAGCGTCCATCGTTCCGGGTGGCCCAGACGATTTTCCACGGCACCTGCGCCCACGCCCAGCTCACGATCTCGAAGCCGTCGAACAGATGGTTCGAGAGGATCGAGATGTCGCTGCCGGCATAGATGTTGGTGAAGAAGTTGAACTGGATGTCGCGAACGACATAACCGAGCGACTGAGCGAACAGAATGTCGTAGTTGATCTTGAGCGGCGGCACCGTCGGCGAGAAGCCATTGCTTTCCTGCGGCTGCGCGCTCTCCGATGCTGGCGTCAGCGTAGAGCCCGCACCGGAGGCCCCAGCGATCTGCCAGGCATCGAGTCCGGTCGCGACAATCAGTCCGCCAGGCATCGGCTGCAGCCACTGGATGCCGCTGACCTGCTGCCCCCAGGGCGTCGCGACAATGGCATCTGAATCCACCGGCGGCTGCGAGGCATCCATGTTGGTGAAGGAGCCCGTCTGCGAAGCAAACAGCGTATCCGGGTTGTTGATCGTTCCGGCATAGACGCGCCGCGACTGGAAATAGCCGGACACGCTCGGAAAGGTCCCGCTCTGCGGGCCAATGTTCAGCGGCGCGGCCACAGCCGATCCACTTGAGGAATCCCTGAACGTCACGGTCTCGCCGTCCTGGTAATCCTCGCCGCTGTTCTGCACGATCGCCGCCACCACGTTCGTGCCGACCACGACGGGCAGGATCACTGCGCCCGAGCCCTCCGCCGTGTTGATTGTGGCGGCGGTCGTCGCCTGCGCGAAGTTTCCGCCTTGCGGAATCGCGCCAACCGACAAGATCGCACCACGCGCGAACGGGTTGTTATGCAGCGGCGGCGTTCGCGCTTCGTCCGCGATGATGTTGTCGTTCGCGAACTGCGTGCCGTAGGCGGAGCCGATAAAGCCGAACACCGAGCCGGCGGGCACCGGCGTGCCGAAGGACGGCGGCGCCTGATACACGTTGTAAAACGCTGCGTTCGGCACGGGATTCCACGTGATGACGTGGGTACCCGCCTGCACCGCGATATCGACCGAATTGGTGATGAACGCCGGCAGCGAGGCGACGCTTTCATCACCGGTCGTCTTATCGATCGCCGTCACGACATAAGCATATTGCGTCGGGTTGGTATCGGTCGTGGACGTGCTGGCTGCCGTCACGCCTGTCGGGGCCGCGATCGACGACGCGAACGTGGTCTCGTCGAAGTTCCAGTTGTTGGCCGCGAGCCGTTGCAGATCAACTGGCGGATATTCCGCTCCGGTCTGTTGGTTGACGCACGTGAGCGTCATGACGTCAGCCGATTGAACCACCTTCAGATATGGCAAATCCGCGAGCGCATAGGGCGACGCCAATGTCGTGAAGATCTTCGATGCCGTGCCGCCGGAAACATAGGCATCGAATCCCAGCGAGTTCACGGGGATGCCGAAGATGTCCTCCAGCGTCACAAAATCCGGAACCGCGTTGATGACGATGAATGTTGTCGCATTGATCTGCGACATGCCGGTCACTTCATCAATGAAAATCCAATCACCATTCGCGAACGGATGTTGGGGCACGTGCAGGACGCACGGGTTCGCCTGGATCGCGCCGGTGATCGAATCCAAGGTGTCGAGCACATACGCGCCGTTGACGATCACCCGCATGTAGGTGCGGCCCGTCGCGTCGGCGCCGAACTCCAGAATGTAGTTCTGGAAGATGTTGAACTGGAAGCGCACGAGCTTCGGCGGATGGCTCGAGGCCGCCGCCGGCGTCAGCGACTTGCCGACCCAGCCGAGCCCGGCGCGTGACGATGCCGGACCGCGGTAGGACACGAAGCAATTGCGGAATACCGATGCCCCGATGTTCCACTTGGCAAAGTCCGTCCGCCCCCAGATCGACGGCGACAATTCGCCGGCGGCATAGGATGGCTTGATGACGCTGACCGGCTCCATGCGCTCAATAACTCACGCCGTCCGGCGCGCCCCACGCATCCCAGCTCGCGATGAAGCCGCCGCCAGGTACGTTCCAGCCGAACAGCCCGCGTCCCATGTTTCGGACCTCGATCCAGTCGGGAATGATGTCCATCTGCGTGACGCCTTCGTTGCCGTCGGAGTCACGCGCCGCCCTGATCAGACTTGCCGCAATCGCGATTGCGAGCTTCTGCCGTTCCATCGAACCGGCGACGGGCGCGCATGCCCAGGCCGCGAGCGCGCCGACGACCGCGTTCTGCAAGCTCGGGTCCCACAGATCGACATTCGCGATGCGCGCCGTGTAGACGGCTTCCGCGCGCGGCACATTGGTCAGGATCACCCTGATCTGATTGCCATCAGCATCGGTATCGATCGCCGGCACAAACGGCAGCGAGGTGTTGACGCTCGGCATGAAACTGACGCCGATATTGGTCATGAGCGGCGCGACCCCGGCGGCAGGCAGGCTCGGATGCGGGATGACGAAACGAACCTTCAGGCAGTCGCTTGGATAGGCGTACTGATAGCGCCAAGGCACCGGCGGCACTGGCAACGCGCCGGACGGATTTTCCGCCGTCCCGTGCGCGGCCTTCAGCAGCGACAGCGGCGCCTGCTTGCGCGCGCAATTCCAGTGCGCCGCCCGAAACACGGCGT